TTGCAGAATCCTATAAAGTGCGGCCTCCTGTGACGGAACCAGAGCCAGCACTTCCTTAACCGCCATATAGGCCGAGTGCCTGTTTTGACGCTCTTCGGGGGTGATTCCAGCTTCCAAGACCGCTTCTTTAAGACCTTCCAAATGCCTTGAAAGGGTCGGCAAGTACCACTCGGTGTACCCAGAATTGTCTTTTAACCGCTCGATGAGTGCCAGTTGGCTGGCTGGATCGCTCATGCGGGTGTCGGATTACCGCCAGCTAGGCCAGCGTCAACAGGGACGCTTTTCGTTCCACCAACGCTAGGCGGAGGTGAGCCAGGGGATCCAGCTTGGCCGAATACTCGTCCGTCTGGAGTCATCCCATTCTGTGTAGGAGGCGGGGCAAAGGGCTGAATGATCGACTCTGCATCCACGATCCCAAGGGCTTTGAGGCTCTGGTTGTAAAACAGGGCGACCTTCTGCTGAACTTCTGGGGGCAATCCATAGAACTGGGTTACAAGACCCGCCGCTTGAGCATTGCTCTGGAGCTGTTGCTCTCCGTGATAGCGCGTCAGTAGGAGGCGGATATTGATGTTAATATCAGCAATTTCTTCTGGGGTGATCGTCACAAGTTGGAGTGCATCGCCTTCAAGGTAGTTGAACATTTCCTTTTTGTTCATGTTGTCCAACAGGATCAACACCAGCCGATTGACTACTTGGGACAGGGCTGGCTCTAACGACATTAGGTACTGCGAGAACATTTCATTGCCCGCTTGGTCGATGCTTCGGATGCCAGTAGCCAGTTTGCTCGATGGCAAACCAGAGAACTCTTGATCTCCACCAGTCATCACGCCCGACTCGAGTTGTACGAGCTGGGTAAAGTATTGGAGCATGAAATTGAGATCCTTTTCCTTGGACTCTGGGAGAGCCACATAGGTCAAGGCATCGGCGGCCGCAAAACCTGGGCGAAGCGTATAAGTGCCTCCAGAATTGAGGATCAGATTGGGATTCGCTGACCCTTCAAAGGTCTGAAATTGAGTCGGTTAATAGTCAGATCCATGAAGTCTTGTGAGGTCTTGAACTGCTCCACTCCGCCCATTCCGTACCAGCGTCCGTCCACAGGGTTCACTCGGACTACTGTGAAAGGTCTACGGCCATCGGAGGTCACATTAGCCACATACTCGTAGAAGATTGCCCGCTGATTACGAACATCCAAAAGAAGCATGATTTCTTCGGTGATTCCGTCTCCGTTCGCATCATACCGCAAGTAGCATTCTGCAATCTCCATCGTCGGGTTATTGAAGGTATTGTTTGGCTCGTAAGCCTCGCCACGCTCTGTTCTGGCCTGTTTAGCCCCAGTCTTGGGGATCCCAGACTCGGTTGCAGACATACGGATCTGGTCAATCGCCGCTTGGATTCGGAGCATCTCCTCTTCGGGGGTCTCCTCGCTTTTCGACCCTTTCTTATTGTAGAGGTCGGCCAGCTCCATAATAGGGGCATCATAAAGATGAGCCACAAAGTCGGCATCATCCACCGATGTTGCGTTTAGAGGGCAAATAAAGTCTTGGTAGTAGACGGCCTCGGCAGTTGGCCCTTCGGAGATAATTGCCTTTCGGCTGATCGTTTGCTCGATGAAAACAGGAACAGGGGGCTGAATCGTCGCCATATCCCGCCTTAAAAGCATAATAGGCTCACCGATTTCGTTCTGGGCTGGGACAAAGCTGTCCTTGTCGGTAATGAAATCTCCGTCCGTTGCGAGGATCGGCTGGCCGTTTAGATCCACAAGAACCTTGGCATTCCGCTGATAGACTTGCTCTTTCTTAACGTGGGTTGTCTTGACGACACATTCACCACGGACAAAGGCCAGTTGCAAAGCCATTGCCATCGCATCCTTAACCCCAAGCCTGTTGAACTTATAGCGAGCATACCGCTCAACCTTGTCTGCGATGTCCCTGTCGGCCGCTCCTTCGGGCAGGGCAGAGAACCAAGGATCTGTTCCAAGGAAGTATTTCTGTGCCTTTGCGATCATTTGCCGAACGATACGGCGGGTGACAGGCACGATAAGATTGCTCTGTTCAAAGATCCCGCCCATGACCGCTGGACGCCACGAGACATTGTTCTCATAGACCCACTCGTAGATCTGACGGCGACCTAGGAAAGTCTCAAAGGCCATCAAGGAAGTTGGGTTTGTGTTGTAAGCGGTACTACGGACGATGCTTCGTCCCATCTCAACCTCGAGCTTGCGGAGGCGTTCGGATGCGTGGCGAACCAGCTCCTTTTCCTGTTCCTCGGTCAGCTTATAGGCTGTTGGGAAGGCAACCGCAGTCGGGCTTCCGCCACCCAAAGCTCGTGCGTTCGGTCCACTACGAGCAGAATCAAGAGCCTTCTCGAGTTCTTCGGCCTTCTTTACGAGGTTATCTACTTGATTCTCAGCCATATTCGATTTCAACCATCAATGGCTAGGTGTGCGACTACTTTGTCTGCTTTGCGTCGCCCGTTGCATATCGCTGTCTGATAATCTGTTCCTCGTATTTATTGCGTAGCTGGGAAGCTAGATTCTGGATTCTTTGCTTCTTTTTGTCGGTTGGGTTGGCGATATCGGCTTCTGTTATGTTGACCTCAAACAAGGCTTGGAGCTGGGGTTGGACGATGGAGTTGAGTGTCTCTTGCTCCCGCAGGGTCAACCGAACCTTCTTTTTGCTGTAGGGATCCGTGACCTCGGCTCTGGGCGCATCAAGAACCCAAGTCTTCCCATCCGTTGAGATCTGTTGCCTGTTGTAAGACTCAACAAACCTATTGAGCTTGGAGGCTGGCTTCTTTTTGTAGACGGCGACAGGGGAGAGATTCCTAAGTGCGAACTTCGCAATCTTGCCAGCCGTGCTGTTGGGCAAGACCTCTGTGAATGGCTTAACAACTTTCTTACCTTCATAGTCGTAAGCGTATGGAGTCCTGTAGCCAGTAGCTGAAGGGTATGCTCCGATGGCAGGGGCGAACTTCGACAGCATTCTGTCCTTATTAAATATGGTGGCCTCTTCTGATTTAGTTCTGGAGACATAGTCCTTCGACGCTTCTGCTAGTCCTCTAGCTAGTGGAGGGGCTGTGAACACAGACGCAAAATCAATCAATGGATCTGCCAAATCGCCCTTCATTAAGGTCTTTCCTGTCCGTAGCTGTCCTCCGAATGTCTTCTGGGAAAGGATTCTTCCAAAATCTAGGAAGAGGTTTTTAGATACATCAATTCCACCGCCACGATTAACTGCGTCTTTTACTGCGGTTGAAAGGGCAACTCCGAATGCCATGGTCGATGTAAGAGGCTCGATTCTGCTGATATCGAACTCCTTGTCGCCAACTCGGATCATATAGGATCTGTTTCCGTACCTAGTTGTCCTTCCAGCAGTATCAGCGTCCTTGGCTGGGCCAGTAATCAACAGGAACTTCTTATCGTCATCCTTGTCGCCTTCCATGCTTCTGAACAAAGCCATCAGAATTGCTGTTCCAATCGCTCCCTCGGTAAGCCCAGCTACGGAGTTCTCGTAGTTGCTCAGATCCATAAACCTCTGGCCTTCTCTGTTTTTCTTAATGGAATTCATTGCTCCGATTGCGGAGTCGGCAAGGCCGATAGGGGTGAAGGCAAGTCCACGAGCCAGCACATTGTAGGAGATTCTGGCGAACAGGGTAAGGCCTCGAAGAACTTGGAGACCCATTGCCCCAGTAAAGGCCACAGGAGCGGTGACAGCCCTTGCTCCATTATTAGGGTCATAGCCCCAGCTCTCGATGCTTTCTGTAAGATCAGAGATGCCTTTGCTAAACTTGTTCAATGCTCGAGGGGCGGCCTTACCGAGTCTCTTAAATGTAAATGGCTCATCTTTGTTGTCGGCTACATCCTCGTTAAGGGTTTCACGAGAAGACCGCTCAACCGCAATCTTCCAAGAGTCAGAACCAAATTCGCTGACTTGGTTTCTCACATATTCGAGCCGTTCTTGTCCGTTTAGCCCCTTTGCTTTTGCCATTCTGAATGCGATAGATCCTACAAGGGTTTGGGCTGTGAATGATTTGGCAAACTCGTCGGCGGCCAACAATGCTCGCAGGGGCAAGCGGAGCTTTTTTCCTAATTTGCCAGGTACCTTGGGATCGTTCTCATAGAACTTCTGATCGCCTTCATCCAGAAGGGTCGCGTCGGTATGGTCGATATTGTAGAAAGGCTTCTCTGTGTTGAATGCCAAGCGAGCGTACCGCAGTCCGTTGATAATTGAGGGCATCATCGCCTTAAATCCGAGTTTCGCTTCCTCGGTAGCTCCGTTGACTACATCAGCCACGCTGGCGTATGGATTGCCAATCGTTCCGTCTGGAAGCCTTACATTTAGCCCAGTCTTGCCCATAAGGTAGGACATCCCCGCCTCGACCATTCTGTAAAATGGGTTAGCAAGTGTGAAAGGGGTCTTTGATACGTTGGCGAGCTGGGTCGAGGTGCTGGATACAAGCAGGGCAACGTAAGCTTCAAATAATGCGTCCCCAACGCTGGCCTGTTTGCCTTGCGACCTACGAACCATCTGCATTGCAATTCCGACGTTGCTGGGCTTTCTCCAGTCAAACAGAGAGCTTTTGCCGTCAACATTGTGCCAATCGGCCTTACCAGAAGTATCGGACTGCCCTGCATAGTCGAATCCCATTGCTGACACGATCTCTGCCAAAATCTCTTCCTTGGTGAGGGGAGCCTCTTCTTGGTTGGCTTCGATACCCCTAGACCGCAGGGATGCTCCGTTGGCAAATGCGGTCAACTTCGCTTTTAGCTGGCTTCGTGTGATCCCTTGGGTCGCAAGCTCTCCAGCTACTTGGTCAAACCTCTGCTTTGTGTTTGTCTCAAGAGATTTCATCAACTGCATCACTCTGGCTGGCTTGATCCCAGCTTGTTTAGCGGCCGCCATCGGAACCATACCAGCCATCACGAGTCGGATCGCCTCGGCGTCATCATTGGACATCTTGATTGTGTCCAGTACGTCTTGAGCTGATTTGCTCTCACGGATCTTGAGCTGGGCTGTCTCCCAGTCCATCTGCTCGAGGCTGGTATTTGCCTTTGCCAGCTCTGCCTGTAAGGCCTCGATCTTCCTTGCGGATTCCTGTTCTAGGACTTGGTATTTATCCAACTGATCTGCCCAGAGCTGATTGGCGTCTTGGAACTCTTTAATCCGTCCCTCCATATACGCTCCCCACTTCTGCCATTGTTCGTTAGCAGTAAAGGCTTCCCCAGCTTGGCTTCTTGCTAGGTCTAGCTCGGCTTGGAGGAGGCGGATCTGCTCTTCATTTGAGGCAATCGACCTCGTTTTGAGTGTTCTTGAGATGGCGTTCCTGTACAGCTCATTAGAATCTGGGCTTCTTCTGTAGAGTTCCGCATTGAAGAATGACCGATTCCGCTCTTCTGGGGTCATCTGGCTGTCACGCCCGATCCGCATTGCACGAGCCAGATTTGTCCTCTGGATATCGTTAGCCATTGTGAGAATCGCAATTTCACGGAGTTCCTCTGGTGTCTTGGCGTTCTTTGCGTCCTCGGCAAGGGCTAGGTAGACCGCCGCTTGATTCGTTGCTGATGTCTCGAGAGTTCCTTCAAGGAGATCCTCGTAAAGTTGTGCTTTGTGAGTAGCGACCAAGGCTCTGGCGGCCGCCAAAACAGATGCGTCAGTCTCAACTGTATCAATGGGTCTGCGTAGTTCTCTGGCTACCCTTTGCACATCACGGAACTGATCGTTTGCGAATGGGCCAGCACTACGGACATCTTGGCCTACATAGGGTGCGCCGACTTCAAAAGGGGCGTTCTCTTCGGATGCCCTTTGGTAGGTGGCGTCAATTTCTTCGTCGGTAATGATGTTTCCAGACGCACCCAAGAATGAAGCCAGTAGGTCATTCAGCGGGGCTTGCTGATCTCCGTTGCTCATCGGGTCTGGGTCTGCTGGTAGGCCTCTTGAGAAGAGCTTACTGCTAGGGTTTTTACCGCTTTCTTTATACAACAACCTTCTGAGTGCTTCTGGATTTTGCTTGAGGTACTCGGCTCGGAGTTTAACTGGACTCAATCCTTTGCCCTTGTACTTGGCCTCAAACGACTCTGGAAGCATTGCGTTTTGCATGAAATCTGTGAAAGCATTTTCTCTTTGTTGCCCATAAAGACCGCCTCTAGGGAGAGCCTCTACTGCCTTTGCTATTGGGAACTCTTCGCTTAACGCCGACGTTACCTCCATTAGCCCTCGTGAGAACAAGGAGAGTTGCTCCATTTTTGGAGCTTCCACTTCTGGGACTGCCGACTGCTGTTCTAGGACAAGATTCTCTGGCCTTGTGGTTGTCTCAACATCCATAAGGTCTGATTGGAAGGCGATTCCAGGCCACTTTTCTGCACGAGCCTTGTCCATCAGCATTGTGTAAAGAGTCTCTTCTTGGGAGGACAACTGCTGGGGAGGAATTGGCCGATAATAACCATCGTCCTCCTTCTGGTAGGATCCGTGCTTCTTTTTGTGGAGCTGGAGGAGCTTGCTCTTTAGGACATCAATGTTGTTCCTGTCCTTGTCTTGGATCTTGATTCCACGAGAAAACAGGGTGGCCTGTTCGAGCTTTTTCTCGACGTTCCCTTGGCGGAGATTCTCAACCATCTTCATAAAGTCGAATGGCTGGCTGGATAGTTCCAAGGCGGCCGATTGTCCTTGGGTC